CCTACGCCGAAAAGCCGATCCAGCCCTGGGACGCCATGCGCGCTTGGATGACGAACGAGCAGTTGGAGGGCTTCCTGCGCGGCAGCGCGATCAAGTATCTCGCCCGCTATCCTGACAAGGGCGGCATCGAGGACTTGCGCAAGGCCCGCCACTACCTCGATGCGCTGATCGAGGTGCTGGCATGAGCGCATTCGACAACCTCGAAACAACGCTCGATCCCGTGCCCTTGTTCCCGGTCGAAGAACCGGACGGGCGCAAGGACTTGAGCGAGTTGCAGCGGGCTAAGATGTTCCGGTCCTACGTTGCCAAGTTGGCACCTAAGGTCATCCTTTATGCCAACGCTAATGCAGGCAAGCGCAATCCGAACCAGGCAAAAGCAGAGGGCATCAAAGCGGGTGTTCCTGACTACACTGTAGCTTGGGATATTTCCGATAGCACAATTTCAGATTGCGCGGTTTCCGTCGCTTGGATTGAACTCAAAGGGTATTCCGCAGACGGGCGACCCGGAAAACTCAGTAAAGCGCAAATTGACTTTATGAATGGCCTCCATTTGCGGGGACATAAGGTTGCGTGTTTTTTCTCGGGAAAGTCTGCCTTCGATTGGTTGGCATCACTCGGCGCTCCAATACGGGGAAGAATTGCATGAAAAATACTAAATGCACCCCTGAACAACTTGAGCAACTTGCGAGTGCAAGAAGGTTTATAACAAAAGAATCTTACGCAAAGGCTAAGGCTAAGCGTGATCGCCCCATAATAGAACGGATGGAAAAATTCAGGGTCGTCAATGGCGATGATGAATGCTGGGGGTGGACTGGTTCAACTGATAGCCGAGGCTATGGTAAGTTGACCGTCAATTGCCGCCTTAGAATTGCGACACATCTTGCGTTAGAAATGGACGGAAGGCCGCGTCCTTCTCCCAATCATTGCGCGTGCCATACGTGCGACAACCCCACTTGCACAAACCCGGCGCATTTGTGGTGGGGGACAAGGGCCGAAAATTCTCAAGATATGGTCAGAAAAGGCCGACATGCAAGCGGCTTTAAGGCTTGCGCTCAATGAACCTCGCGCCCCGCCAGCCCGACCCCCTGCGGGAAGTTCTGGCGCGGGTGCTTGTCCAAATCGCACTGCGTGATCCCGAGCCGGTTGAACGCGCGGCAAAGCTCCAAATCTTGAAGAAGGACGGTTGGCTGTGATGCCTGCAACCGAAACACAACAACAGCACTGGACCGACCGCCGCTTCGTCTATTTCAAGGGGCAGTTCGATACCCATATCGAAACCGGCGAGGATTACCCGACGCAGGCTTTGGCCAAGCTGTTCAAGATGGCGCCGGGGAACAAGCCAAAGGGCGCAGGACTGGCCTGCATTCCGTCCACTTATGCCGACTTCGACGCGCGCGAACATGCGGCACAGCGCGAGCGGGGCCGGTTCATTGCGCTGGCGGGCGATGTGGATAGCGGAAATCATAGCCTCGATGCGATCCGCGAGGGCGTGACAGCTTTTGTCAACGGCGCGGCGTGGATGATCTATTCCAGCCCACACGCGCGGCCCGACGATATGCGGTGGCGGATTATCCTGCCGCTGGCCGAAGAACAGGGCTTCGATTCATGGCACGATGCCCAGCTTTCCTTTTTCGCGCACATGGAAGCGCGCGGCATTGCTATGGATCACGCTCTCGCCCGTGCCGCGCAGCCGGTCTACCTGCCCAACGTCCCTGCTGTTCACGCCAAGACCGAAACCCCGCTTCGGGGGCCTGATGGTAAGCCGCTCTATTTCGTGCGCGAGCATAGCGGGCTGGACAAGCCGGGGCTTGACCTCACTGCGGGCGTGGCGGCTGACGGGATCGCCGCCATTGCCAAGCGCCGCGCGGATGACGAGCGCGCCCGTGAAACCCTGCGCCGGGAAGCTGAACAGCGCCGCGCGTCGATGCCCAAGGGCGATGGTGCCAGCCTGATTGATGACTTCAACGCGGGTAACACGGTCGCGGCCATGCTCGAGCTATGCGGCTATGAGCAAAGCCCGCGTAGTGACATTGACTGGCGATCACCGCACCAGACCGGCGAGACCTATGCCACCCGAGTGATCGGCAGCAAATGGATTAGCCTGTCGGCCAGCGATGCAGCGGCGGGCGTCGGCACAACCTGCGCTGCGGGCTGCTACGGCGATGCCTACGACCTCTATGCCCACTACAAGCACGGCGGCGACCACAAGGCCGCATACCGCGCGCTAGGGGCCGAGCGGCGCATTGCTTCGGGCAATGTGGTCTATCCCGAACAGTTCGCTGACCCGCCCGCATGGATCAATGAAATCCCGCCGCATGATGAAATGCCGGACTTTGCAGAGGCCACGTTCGAACCGGACTTTGATCCGGCAATTGAAGCGCCGACCGAATTGCAGGTGGTCGATGCCTTCGACTTCGACGAGTCCGCGATTCCGACCCGCCCATGGGTGATCCCCGGCGTCATGCTGTCTGGCTATACCCATATGCTCGCCGCGCCTGGCGGTTCAGGCAAGTCCCTGTTCACGCTGCAACTCGCCATCGCGTTGGCCCTTGGCGAGCCGTGGGGAACATTTACCCCGCGCCGCAAGGCCCGCACCCTCATCATCAACGTAGAGGATGATCTGCATGAACAGCGCCGCCGCCTTGCCGCAGCGCGCCGAGTAATGGGACCGGAGCAGGATGCGCTGCGCGGCATGGTCCATCTTGTTGCCGACACCGACAACATCATTGTCGCGGGCTTCGACGAACATCGCCGCGTCATGGTCGCCAAGCCGATTGTCCCCGTGCTGGTCGATTATATCCGCCGCAACCAGATCGACGTGCTGATCGTTGACCCGTTCACCGAGACTTTTGAGGGCGACGAGAACGACAACAGTGAAGTCAAGTGGGCCATGCGCATCTGGCGCGACGAGATCGCCAAGGCGACCGGCTGCGCAGTCTATCTTGTCCACCACACCACCAAATACGCAGCGGGCGGGGCAGGCGATGCCAATGTAGTTCGCGGCGCGGGCGCTATCGTCAACAGCACCCGTATCAGCGCCACCCTTATGCCCATGACGCAGGACGAAGCGGCAACGCTGGGCATCGATGATGGCGAGCGCAACCTTTACGTGCGCTATGACGATGCCAAGGCCAATCAAAGCCTCAAATCCGGCAAGGCGCGCTGGTTTCAAAAGCAGTCCGTCACCCTCACCAATGGCGACGAAAACCACCCTGCCGACGAGGTGGGCGCGCTTATCCCGTGGTCGCCGCCCGGTATGCTGGACGGCATTTCCATCCATGCCATCAATGCCGCGCTGGACAGCATCGACGGTGGGATCGTGGACGCGCACGGGGTGCCCACAGGCTCGCGCTACACCTATTCCACCAAGGGCGGCACCAAGGAAAGCGGGCGCTGGGCCGGATGCGTCCTGATCAACCAGCTTGGCATGAAAGAGGGGCAGGCCGGGGCGCTGCTCAAGACATGGATGAAGAACGGCGTGGTGGTCGAAGATACCTATCGCGACCCCAACCGGCGCGAGGATCGCAAGGGCCTTTTCGCACCCCGCAGCGCCCGTCCAGGGGAGGCAAATTGATGCCCCAAAATAGCGCCCCAAATAGAAAATCATTTCGTGCGCATTTCGTGCGGATTTGTGCCCGAAATAAACCGGAAGCCCTAACGGGAAACCATTTTGCGCAAAAGCGCCCCAAATGGGCGCGCTATTTTGCGCACAAATGGTGCAGTTCCCGTTGTGAGGGCCTTCCGGCAAGCATCTTGGAAAGGATGTTTTGATGCGGAAGAATGCAATCTCACCGATCGGTTTGCCGCCTGTTGGAACCCTGCTCGATATCAATGGGCAGCGGTTTTTGTGCGTTGCTCACGACCAACACGAAGGCAGGTTCGGCAATAAAACCGAGGTCGCCATTTGGCTGGCAGATTGCGCGACTTGTGGTCAGCCGTTCCATAGCAAGACAACGGCAGGAAGGTTTGCTGAAGTCCGGCGATGTGAATTGCACAGGCGACCCGGCAAGCCGGTTTGTGGCGACGATGGCCACATCGCTAGCGCGCGGCGGTAATGACCACACCCAAACGGAGGTAACCGAGTGACCATGGAAGTAAGTCTCGCCCTAGCACTGCCGGAAACCACCAGCTTCCCCGACTGGCTCTCCACAGGCCGCGCCCTCGCCAACAGCAAGCGCAACATCGACTGGCTGATCGGTGACTGGCTCAACTTCGGCAAGGCCCGCTTCCCCGAGCAGATCGAGATGGCCATCGCCGAACTGGGCGAGGATCCGCGACGGCTCAAGCGCATCGAGACCACCGTCGCCGCATTCCCGCCCCACAAGCGCGACGGTGCCCTGTCCTTCGATCACCACGCTCATGTCGCCGACATGCCCCAGCAGGAAGCCCTGCCGCTGCTCAAGGCCGCGCACCAGGCCAACTGGACCGCCCGCCAGCTGCGCATTGAGGCCATGCTCAGAAAGTGCGAGATCGGGCAGAACCTGCCGCGTGACGACGACCCCGACCACGACCACCTCCTCGCCCTGTCCCGCGCATGGAACCGGGCACCCCGCCACGTCCGCGAGGAGTTCGCTGACATGATCGCAGAGAGCCATTTGGGGGTGATCGATGTTTAGCCGAAGCCATGGGAGCCACGACCAATGACCGCCCTAGTCCGAACCTTCCCACCGCCGCCCCCCGAGTTCGCCGAGCAGTTCGCAGACGGCGGCTGGCGGCGCGTCGAGCGCATCTATGGCGCCCGCACCAGCCTCATCCGCAAGTGGATCGCCCTGACCGGGGCTGGTGAGGCGCGCAGGCAAAGGAGGGGAGTGTGAGTCTGACCCCGAAGCGCGAGAAATTCGTGCAGGCCTATGTCGAGACGGGCAATGCTTCGGAGGCATATCGCCGCGCCTTCAATGCCGAGAATATGAAACCCGAGGTCATCCATGTGAAGGCTTCGGAACTGCTGGCTGACGGTAAGGTCAAGGTAAGGGTCGATGAACTGAAAAGCCACCACGCCGAGCGGCACGATGTCACGGTCGATGACATACGCGCCATGCTGCTCGAGGACCGCAAGTTCGCAAGGGAAATGGAGACGCCGGCAGCCGCAGTTACCGCGACGATGGGCCTTGCCAAGCTCTATGGACACCTGCGCGACAAGGTGGAGACGACCAGCAAGGTGACAGTGGTGCTTGATGGCACAACCGCCGACCTTTGAGCCAACCCCTCGCCAGCAAGCCCTGATCGCCGCCGCAGCCTCTCCTGCGCGACATATCCTGGCCTACGGCGGATCGCGTTCGGGCAAGACGTTCGGGTTCTGCTACTGCTTGGCGAACAGGGCGATCATGGCACCGGGATCGCGCCACCTGATCGCGCGCCTCCATAACATCGACGTGCGCCAGTCGGTGATGCTCGATACATGGCCAAAGATGATGGCGATGGCCTTTCCCGCCCTGCCATACGCCGTCAACAAGTCCGACCAGTTCGCCACCATGCCCGGCGGCTCCGAGGTTTGGTTTGGCGGGCTGGACGACAAGGACCGGGTGGAAAAGATCCTCGGCAAGGAATTCTCCACGATCTACGTCAACGAAACCAGCCAGGTCGCCTATGAAACGATCCTGACCCTGCGCACCCGCCTTGCCCAGTCCTGCGCCAAGATCGATGGCCGTGAGCTGGCCCTCAAAGCCTATTACGACCTCAACCCGACTGGCCGCAGCCATTGGACATACCGTGAGTTCATCGAGAACGTGAATCCGGTGGATGCCCGCCCGATCGACCCGGCATCGCGCGCGCATGTCGTCCTCAATCCGGCCGACAACCCGCACTTGCCGTCTGCCTACATGGAAGGGCTGGACGAACTGCCCGACAAGCAGCGCCAGCGGTTCCGTGACGGCAAGTACCTGAGCGAGGTTCCCGGCGCGCTGTGGTCTGGCTCTGACCGCACTGCGGACGATGGGCGGACGATCCCCGGCATCGATACGGCCCGCGTATGGACCCCGCCCGCTTTCAAGCGCGTGGTGGTTGGCGTTGACCCGTCCGGGTCCGATGGGGTCGGCGGAGACAGTCAGGGCATCATCGTGGCCGCGCTGGGCGTTGACGGCCATGCCTATGTGCTGGCCGACCGTTCCGTGCGCCTGTCGCCCGAGGGGTGGGCATCTACCGTTGCCAAGGCCGGGCGCGAGTTCGGCGCGGACCGTGTCATTGCCGAGCGCAACTATGGCGGGGCGATGGTCGAGAGCGTCCTGCGCGCCGCCGATATCAACATGCCGGTCAAACTGGTTACCGCAAGCCGGGGCAAGATCATTCGCGCCGAGCCAATCGCCGCACTCTACGAGCAAGGCCGCGTCCACCATGTCGGCGCGTTCCCCGAGCTTGAGGAACAGATGACCATGACCACCACGACCGGCTATCAGGGCAGCGGCTCACCCGACCGCATGGACGCCCTCGTCTGGGCGCTGACGGAGCTGATGCTTGGCGATGCGCCCTACAACCTCGCCGCTCTGGCGGGGTCACGGCGGTAACGATCAAACGGCGGTAAGCATACCCAAGCCCGCATGGGCACCGTGACGCAACTTTTCGACGGTCTTAAAAACGCCATCACCGGCGCAGGCACCCGCCGCGATCCGCGCGCAGCGTCGACCTATGGTGTGGCGATCGCGCTCACCCAGCAGGACATCGACGCCGCCTATCGCGGCTCGGGCCTAATGCGGAAAATCATCCAGATTCCCGCGCTCGACATGGTGCGCGAATGGCGCGACTGGAAGGTTGACGCCGACCTTGTTACCAAGATCGAGGACGAGGAAAAGCGCCTCGGCCTGCAATCCAAGATCAGGCAGGCCGAAGTGCTGCGCGGTCTGGGTGGCGGCGCGCTGATCCTTGGCCTGCCGGGCGATCCTTCGCAGCCTGCCCCCGCCAACATCGGCCTTGGCCAGCTCGCCTTCGTCAACGTGGTCTCGCGCTGGCACCTCTCGTTTAGCGCAATGCAGGACGACGCGCGCCTGCCCGGTTACGGCGAGCCGCTGATGTGGCAGCTCAACACCGGCGGAGCGGCGATGATGAACATTCACCCGAGCCGCGTGGTGCCGTTCCGCGCCGACACGTCCGCGATGCTCGCCGCGCTGACCATTGGCCGCGATGATGCGTTCTGGGGTGAAAGCCGGGTCGCGCAGGTGCTCGACGCGGTGCAGGACAGCGATGCGGCGCGCGGGGCATTTGCCTCGCTGCTCCACAAGGCGCGCCTGACCAGTATCGGCATTCCGGGTCTGTCCGCGTTGGTCGCGGCTCCCGGCGGCGAGGAAGCCGTCTCTGCCCGCCTCTCGGTCATCGCGCTGGCGGAATCGATCCACAACGCCTCGGTCTACGACAGCGGCACGGACGGCACCAACGCCGAGAAGATCGATGATGTCACCTACAGCTTTGCCGGAGCTAAGGACATTCTGTCCGCCTATGCCGAGTTCGTGGCGGCGATCAGCGACATTCCCGCCACCCGCCTGCTGGGCCGCGCGCCCGAGGGCATGAACTCGAGCGGGGACAGCCAGCAGCAGGATTGGAAAAAGCGCGTCCGTGCGATGCAGACGCTCGAGCTTGCCCCGTGCCTTGAGCGCATCGACCCCTACCTTGTGCAGAGTGCGACGGGCCAGCGCCCGGAGGCCGGTGCCTGGTTCGATTTCGCCCCGCTGGATAATCCGAGCGAGAAGGACAACGCCGACCGCTTCGCCGTGCAGGTGGGCGCGATCGAGAAGCTGGTGAACATGGGCATCATGCCCGAACGCGCGCTGGCCAAGGGTGCGCAGTCGCTGTTGATCGAGGAGGGCTATCTGCCCGGCCTTGAGGCGGCTTTGGAAGAAATCCCCGAGGATGAGCGGTGGGGCGTTGAACCGGACCTGTCGCTTGAGCTTGCCAACAGCGGAAAGGAGGTTGATCCAGCATCTGCCGGTCAGGGCGGAGCAACGCCAGACACTCCGCCCGCCGTGCTTCAGGGGCAGACCCCGCAAGGCGCATAGCCCATGTCCATCCCCCTCGCTGCGATGGCCGCGCGCACGAAGCGCACCCGCAAGCGCGAGATCACCTTCCGCCCGATCACCGCGCCGGGAACATTCGCCAGCGACCTTTACGCCGAGGCATATGCCCCGGTCGTCAAGGCGTGGTCCGAGGCGTCGGAGCGGATCGTCGAGCAGTATGGGCGCAGCCTTGCCACCATGGATGGCCTGACCACCGACAGCCCGGTAGAGGTCGGCGCGGTCCTGTCCGCGACCGAGGACGCCGTGACGCGCATCCTGCTTTCGATCCGCCTGCGGCTTGAGGCATGGGCATTGCGCACCGAGCGCTGGCACCGGGGCAAGTGGTCCTCCACCGTCAAGGCCGCGACCGGCGTGGACATTGCCACCATGATCGGCCCCAAGGGCGCGCAGACCACCGTTGGCGCGGCAATCGAGCGCAACGTCGGGCTGGTTCGCTCCGTCTCTGAACAGACCCGCACCCGCATTGGCGAGGCTGTGTTTCGCGGCATCAACAAGCGATCACCGGCGCGCGAGGTGGCGAAGGAAATCCGCGAGGCGACCGGGATGGCGCGGCGGAGGGCGCTGAACGTGGCGGCGGACCAGACCGTCAAGATCACCGCGCAGTTGAACACCAACCGCGCCATAGAGGCTGGACTGGAATATTACGAATGGGTGCATTCCGGGAAACTGCATCCCCGTGAAGAACACCGCGCCCGCAATGGCCAGCGGTTCAAATATGGCGAGCCCAGCGGGGACGAACCCTCCGACGCACCGTTCTGCGGATGCACGGCAAGGGCATGTTTGACACTCGACGGCGAGTTCTGATTCTGCTAGGAAAACTGCGGCCCAACGGGTGCTGGTAACACCGCGATGGGCCTGACCGATAACCGCGAAAGGACCGCGATCATGGGCTATCGAAAGCCTCTATCCAAGATTCTCAACGGCGTCACCCGTTTTGGACGCCTTACCGTAATTGGCGACGCTCCCAGCAAGGTTTCATCCAGCGGGTTCGAGGCGCGATGCGCTATGGTCAGGTGCGACTGTGGGACTGAAAAAGCCGTCCGGGCTGGGGACTTGAAAAATGGTTATGCCAATTCGTGCGGGTGCTTGCAAAGAGAGCTTCTGAGCGATGCAGCTGCGGCTAGGGCCAAGCATGGAGATACCAGGAACCGCAAACCAACGCCTGAATACATGACTTGGAATGGCATGAACCAGAGGTGCCATAATCCAAAGCAGCATGGCTACAGCAGATATGGCGGCAGGGGCATCTATGTCTGTGACCGATGGCGCGGGGAACATGGTTACGAAAACTTCCTACGCGACATGGGGCGCAGGCCGGATGGATGTTCTATTGAACGCATTGATGTGGATGGCCCTTACTCACCTGAAAATTGCAGGTGGGCCACTCTGAAAGAGCAGTGCAACAATCGGCGAAGCAATGTGTTCTTGGAAATTGATGGAAAGAGCCAGACCGTCATAGCTTGGGCTGAAGAGTTGGGCATAAACCCAATGCGCATTTATGCGCGGTTGCGAAAAGGCTGGTCCGCCAAAGATGCTGTATACAAGCCGCCCAGAATGACCAGCTTAACCCGCACCTGACGGCGGTAACGGCCCAACCGGCCCCGCCCTATCCATCGGCCAATGCAACTGGCCGACCGCCTTGTCCTCGATGCCCCGCGCCGCACTTCTGACGGCTACCTTGCTGTCCGTGCCAAGGCTGCGCGCGTCGGAACCTACGACTATCTTGCTGGTGAGGTAGGCGCGCCCAGCACCTTCAAGCCTACCGATGTCGTCAAGGTCTACCGCGATGCCAACGAGGTGTTCGCCGCGGACGCGGTGCGCAGCTTCATTGGCCGACCGATCACCAACGACCACCCCAACACCGCCGTGACGGCGGCGAACTGGAAAGACCACGCGCGCGGCACGATCATGGGCGCGATGCGCGACGGCGATTACCTCGCTTTCGACCTCGTGCTGATGGACGCTGGCGCGATCGCTGCCGTCGAGAACGGCAAGCGCGAGCTTTCCAACGGCTATTCGTGCCAGCTCGACTGGACCCCCGGCACCGCGCCCGATGGCCAGCGCTACGACGCGCGCCAGGTCGGCATTCGCGGCAACCACGTTGCGCTGGTCGATCAGGGCCGCGCCGGACCCAATTGCGCGATCAAGGACGGCGAGAGCTTCGCCCTCTGCGACAGCAATCCCGCTGCACTTGCGGGCATTTCCACCAAGGAGCCTACCTTCATGTCCACGATCACCATTGACGGACTGCCCGTCAACCTTGGCGACGAGGCCGCAGTTCGCGCGGTGATCGCCAAGAAGGATGAGGCCATCGCCTCGGCCCAGACCGCCCTTTCCGACGCCAACGCCAAGGTCAGCACCCTGACTGGCGAGAAAACCGCGCTGGAAAGCCAGCTGGCCGACGCCAAGGCCGCGCTCGATCCGGCCAAACTCGACGCCATGGTCGCCGACCGCGCCGCGCTGATCGGCAAGGTCAAGGCCATCGCCCCGACCATCGCCACCGACGGCAAGACCGACGCGGACCTGCGCCGCGCCGTGGTCGAGGCCAAGCTGGGCGATGCCGCCAAGGCCATGGACGACGCCGCGATCACCGGCGCCTTCGCCGTGCTGACTGTGGACGCCAAGCCGGTTGAGACTGTCCAGAACATCGCCCCGGCATCGCCGGTCACCGCCACTGACGGAGCCTCCGTCGTCGCCGCCATTCGCGCGGCTCGCTACGCCTAAGGAGCTGACCCATGGCTGAACTTCAGACCACCTATGCCACCACCCTGGCCAGCGGCTACGCGGGCATGATCGCCAACGGCGAGACGTCCAACCGCATCACCCGCACCAACGAGGATTCTGCGGGCATCGGCTTCGGCCTGCCTGTCTATCGCGGCTCGGGCGATCATGGCTGCACCGCCACGGTCGGCACTCTCGCCACCTTCCTTGGCTGGACCATCGCCACCTCGGCGCAGGGCTACACCGCCACCGCCGACGCTGACGAATACGCTCAGTATGACAGCGCGGCCATTCTGACCTCGGGCGCGATCTATGTCGCGGTCAAGGGCGCTGTCACCGATGGCGCTGCGCTGACCGTGGGCACCGGGGGCGGCGCTGCCGATCTGGTCGGCGCGACCGCTGCCGACGCCACCCACATCGCGACCGGCTGGATCGCGGACGAAACCGTGACTGACGGCCTGTGCCGCATTGTGAAGCGCTAAGGGGGCGCGCCTGACATGAACGCCATCACCAACATCTACGACGCCGCGACTGGCCGCATTCACGATCCCGTCATGTTCATGGCGGCGGACGCGGACCTCAAGAAGCACGTCATCGCGACCTGGGCGGCGGACAACGCCCGCACCGCCGCGACCTTCGCCGACAAGCTCGACGCGTTCTTCTCGGACGCTCAGGTGGGTTATGCCTTCCTGACGCCGCAGCTGCACCGCATCGAAGCCGAAGTCTATATGACGAAGTATCCCAGCTTCGACATCAGCCCGTTCATGTCGGTCGATTCGTCGGGCGATATGTGGGACGTCGGCACGCTGGTCTACTCGATGGACAATGTGGGCCAGGCGCAGTTCCTCGCGGGCGGCGCGTTCGACGTGCCCTACGCATCGACGCAGATGAGCCAGGCCACCCGCAACTTCCACCTCGCCGGGATCGGCTACGAGTGGAATACGCAGGAGCTGCAGCGCGCCGCCAAGCTGGGCCGTGCGCTGGCCAGCGACAAGGCGCAGGCTGCCGTGCAGGCCGCCGACCGTTTCATCTACGGCCTTGCGATGACCGGCAAAAACCCCGCTGGCGTGGCGGAAAAGGGCTGGACCGGCTTCGTCAACAACGGATCGGCCTCGGCTGCGCAGGTTGCGAATGACGGCACCAGCTCGTCGCGCCTGTGGTCGGCCAAGACCCCGGCACAGATCCTGCGCGACATCAACGCCGCGCTGGGCGCGGTCGAGACCGGCACCAACGGCGCGCACATTGCCGATACGCTGGTTCTGCCGATCACCTCCTACAACTACATCGCCACGACCCCGCTGGGCGATGGCGGCGCGACGATCCTGTCGTTCCTGCTGGCGAACAACGCGGCTGGCCCGGGCCTGCGCATCCTCAAGAGCCGTGAGCTTGAGACCGCGGGCACCAGCACCTCGACCCGCATGGTGGCCTACGAGAACAACCCGCAGGTTCTCCGCTTCCACCTGCCCGGACCGCACCAGTTCCTCTCGCCGTTCCAGAAGTCGAGCCTCGTCTATGAGGTTGCCGGTATCATGAACGTCGGCGTGGGCGAAGTGCGGCTTCCGAAGGCGATGGTCTACCGGGATTCATTTTAGTTCGGGGGTTGCGTGATGAGCGGTGAGACGATGCTCGATTTCCGGGAAAGGGCCATGTCTTTGGTAGACTATGAGCCAGAGACTGGCCTCTTCCGATGGAAGGTCAAGCGCAACGGATACGGTGGAGGAACCTATCCGGGCAAGGTGGCGGGGACTGTCCACAAGGACGGTTACATCATCATCAACTTCAATGCTCGGCTCTGGCGCGCCCACCGATTGGCGTTCCTGTTTATGACCGGCGCTGTCCCGCCAAAGGGGATGGAAGTCGATCACGTCAACGGCGACCGCGCTGACAATCGCTGGGACAACCTGCGCAGCGTGACCCGCCGACAGAACAACTACAATCTTGGCGTGTCCAAGAAGAACGTCAGTGGGACCAAGGGCGTCTCATGGGTCGCCTCGCGCGGCCAGTGGCTCGCCCGGATCAAAGCCGATGGCAAAGTCGTCCATCTCGGCCAGTTTGATGAAAAGCAAGATGCCATTGCAGCCCGGAGGGATGGAGAGGCGAAGTATCACGGCGAATTTGCACGAAAGGCTGCATGATTATGGCGCAGGTTTGCAACATCAGCACCGGCCCGCGCGGCGCATACCTCAAGGGCGCGCTGGTTCAGGCGGAACCGGGTGAAGTGATCGAGGCGGACGATTTTGCCGCCGAATGGTTTGAGCCGGTGAAGGCTGAAAAGCCCAAGGCCAAGCCCGCAGAATAACCCGTTTCGTCAGACGGGGGGGACCAACGGGGCCGCTCTGCTCTCGGGCGGGGCGGCCCTAACCACAAGGGAACAAGACAATGGCCGACCTTACCCTCACCGCCGCGAACGTGCTGGCCGGGAGCAATGCGACAACCAACCTGGGCACTGCCGGGGCGACGATCACCGCCGGGCAGGTCGTCTATTTCGACGACACGACCAAGACCTACAAGCTGGCCGACACGGACAGTGCCACGGCTGCCGTGCGCTCGCCCGTCGGCATTGCGCTGAACGGCGCGTCCGCCGGTCAGCCGCTGATGGTGCTGACCGGCGGCGATATCACGCTTGGCGCGGTGTTGACGGCGGGCGTGGCTTATTACCTGTCCGGCAATGCTGGCGGGATTTGCCCGGTCGCGGACGTCGCCGCGGGCGATTATCCCGTTGTGCTGGGCATGGCCAAGTCCACCAGCGTTCTGGCGATCAAGATCGTCGAGGCCGGGGTGGCGATTTAACAGGGGTATTGAGCATGGCCTTCCAATTTTCCACGACCGCCCGCAACGCGGCACTCGACGCCATTGAAACCGCTATCGGCACCAGCGCGGTTCTCAAGATTCGCACGGGCACTGTCCCTGCTGATTGCGGCACCGCCGACGCGGGATCTGTGCTGGCCACGCTTACCCTACCCTCCGACTGGCTGGCAGCGGCATCGGGCGGCAGCAAGTCGAAGTCGGGCACTTGGGAAGATGCCAGCGCCGACGCGACGGGCACGGCTGGGCATTTCCGCATCTACGCCAGCGACGGGACCACGGTGCACATGCAGGGCACCATCACTGCGACGGGCGGCGGCGGCGACATGACGCTGGACAACACCTCGATTGCCTCGGGCCAGCAGGTCACGATCACCAGCTTCACGCTGTCCGCTGGCGGAGCGTGAGATTGATCCGTGGCGCGCCTTGCGGTCTGCCTTGAATACAACGTGCAGGTCGTAAACGTCATCGTCGCGGACGGGGACGACCCTGCGCCAAACGGCACGTTTCTTGTGCCTCTGCCTGACGATTCCCCGGTTGGACCGGGCTGGACGTTTGACGGCACCGACTTCATCGCACCGCCGCCAGAGGAAGGTTGATGGCTACCAAGACCGTCCTCCTTACCTCCGGTACGACATGGACCGTTCCCGCAGACCTCGACACCAGTGTCAACATCACTGGTATGGTCATTGGCGGCGGCGGTGCCGGTAGTGCTGGCTTCATCACGTTTTCGGGTTCGGGCGGCGGCGGTGGCGCGCTGTCCAATTTCAGCCTCTCGCTGTCTGGGCTATCGCCAGGGTCGTCTGTCGTCTACGTTTCGATCGGCGCGGGCGGCACCGGGGGTTCTAGCTTAGGCACCCCTGGCGGTGACACTTGGCTCAACAAGACATCCAACGCTATTCCGACTTCCACCGCAGATGGCGCTTTGGCCAAAGGTGGGACTGGGGCGATAGGACCTGCGTCTGTTTCAGGCGGATCGTCTGCCAGCGGTGTGGGCAGCACGAAATACTCAGGTGGATCAAGCGGCGCTGGCGCGAATTCCGCGGGTGTTGGCGGCGGCGGCGGCGGGTCTGCTGCGAAGAACAGCGCAAACGGCGGCACGGGCGGTGCAGGATATGGCACTGCTGACGGCGGTGGCGGTGGCGGCGGTGGTGTAGGCGGCAATGGTTCTTCCGCTACGTCGATTACTGGTGGCAACGGCGGCCTAACTTTTTCGGGCGCATCTGGGGGAACGGGAGGCACTTCGCCCAGCGCCGGAACCAACGGCGGCGGTGGTGGTGGTGGCTCCGGACGCAACACCAACTCGGCCACTGCCTATGCCGGTGCCGCTGGTGGAGCAGGCACTGAAAATGCGATCACCGCCGGGGGCACCGCAGGTTCGGGCGGTGGCGGTGGCGGTGGCGGCGGCTCCAACAACACCAATTCGACGGGCGGCGCAGGTGCTACCGGCGGCCTATATGGTGGCGGTGGCGGTGGCGGCGGTTTTGGTGCGGCTGCGGGGGGCAACGGCGGCAGCGGCGCACAGGGCGCCATCATCATCACGTATACTGTTCTGGTTACCAACGGCAGTTCCAGCGGGTCGGTTTCCTTCACTGGATCGTCGGCGGGTAAGGCGCTGGTTTCCGGCGCGACTAGTGGAACGATTGCGCTAACAGGTTCCAGCGACGCGGAGGTCGCGGTCGCAGGCACCGCATCCGGTTCGATTAGCCTATCTGGCAACTCGGCATCGGCGGTCAGGGTTGCAGGTTCCGTCAGTGGCGCGCTGGGTATTACCGGCAGTGCGGCTGGCAAGGCTGCGGTAGCGTCAACTGGTGCGGGCAGCATTAGCCTTGCCGGTTCTGCCGCCGCGACTGTGCGCATTGCGGCAACTGCATCGGGGTCTATGGGTCTCACCGGAAGCGCTACAGGCGCGACGGCGACAAACGAGGTCAGCGGGTCCGCCAGCGGCACCATCGCGCTCTCCGGGGCCTCGCAGGGCAGCGTGGCGGTAGTTGGCGCGGCGTCGGGTGCCTTCAGCCTGTCAGGGGCATCAGCAGGCGCTATCGCGGTTCATGGTGCGGCTTCCGGCTCGTTCGGGATTACCGGATCGGCGGCGGCATCTGCCAGCGTGTCGGGCGATGCTGTGGGAACGCTTGCTCTGGTAGGCGGCGCCCAAGGCAAGACCTCGATCAAGGCTGCGGCTTCCGGCGCCTTCGGAATTACCGGTTCCAGCGCTGGCGAAGTGCGCGATCCTACCAATGATGCCAGCGGGTCCATTGACCTTGGCGGCAGCGCAGCGGGCAGGGTCGCGATTGCAGGCACGGCTGGCGGATCGGTCATCCTGGCTGGATCGTCTGCATCGTCCGTCTTGGTGCGCGGATCCGGGGCAGGATCGATCTCGCTTGACGGGATGGTGTCTGGCAGGGTTCCAGTGCGAGGTGCTGCCGCTGGGCAAATAGACCTGTCTGGTTCGAGCGCCGCGTCCCTGCCGGTTAATGCCTCGGTTTCCGGTTCGCTCCTTATCGCGGGGACATCTACTGGCGCCGTGCTTGTCACTGGCATTTCGGCAAGTGCGCTAGACCTTGGCGGGTCAGCTAAAGCCACAGTTCGGATGTCGCTCACCTATTCTGATCGGCGCAATGTCAACGACAACCGAGAACCGAGAATTGCTTCGACGCCTGACACTGACCGCCGCGCATCATCCCTTGAAGGCAGCCGCAGCGCCGCGACGGCGGTAACGCAGCGTCGAGCCACAGGCGTAAGGTAGCCCGCATGATCGTCTGGACCGCCAAAGACCCCGCCGAGATCGCGGACTACACCTGGACCCCGGACCTCGATCCCGGAGACACCATCGCGACCTTCACGGCCAGCGTCACCAGCTTCGCGGTCGAAATCGACAGCACCGAGGACACCGACACCACCGGAACACTATGGTTGTCAGGCGGCGCGGACAAAGAGCTGGCCATGTTCTCGCTTACCATCACCACGGCGGGCGGGCGCACGTTCCGCGAAGGCGCTGTGCTCCCCGTGTTCGACCGCGCCGCCGAGCTGCTGGCGCTGTTCCGACTGCGCTATCCCGCCTTTGCCGCCGTATCCGATGGCCTGATTTCCTACCGCCTATACGACGCGCTGACCGAGGTGGGAGACAACTGGCCCGCTACCCAACGCACCAACGCGCGGCTCGCATGGTCGGCGCACAAGTTGGTAGAGGCTGGCTCAATCGGCGGCGCTGTTCCGCAGGGCGTCACCTCGTTCAAGTCCGGCACATTCTCCGCGACCGTCTCCGATGCCGTGGCGGGGCTGACCGGCTTCGATGCCAGCGTCTATGGCCGCGAGTTCGTGGCACTGCGCCGCGCAGCCTTCGCTGGCCCGCGCATGGCGTGGACCCCGCCCACGGCGATGGACTAGGCCCGTGCTGGACCAGATGTTCGCCAACCTCGCCACCGGCTTTGCCGCTCAATTCGG